ACCGCCGACTACACACCGGCTATGACCACCACTGCGGGCACTGACGCAACCGCATCCACCGTTGATGTGTCCATCACGGCCAACAAGATGGTTAGCTGGAACATGACCGGCGAACAACTGCGCAGCCTGCAAAATGGTAGCTCAGACGGCGAATGGGTACGCCAGATGATTGCCCAAGGTATGCGTGCCTTGCGCAATGGTGCTGAAGTAGCTTGTGCTGCAGCGATCAAAGAGGGTGCATCTCGCGCTGTCGGTACTGCTGGCACCAACCCGTTTGCATCTGACATTGCCATCATCCCTGATGTGCGCAAGGTGCTGTTTGACAACGGCGCTCCGCTGTCCGATTTGCAACTGTGCATCAACAGCACCGCTGGCGTAGCTGCCCGCAAGCTCGGCATCATCCAGCAAGCCTATCAGGCAGGAACTGATGCAGAGCGCCGCAGCGGCGAACTGATGCGCCAGTTCGGCTTCAGTATCCGCGAGTCTGCCGGTATCGTTACCCCCACCACAGGCACAGGCGCATCGTATGTCACCAGCGGCGCAACCGCCCCTGGCGTGCAAGACATCGCGCTGGTCACTGGCACCGGCACCGTGCTGGCTGGTGACGTGGTGACTTTCGCCGCAGACACGGCCAATAAGTACGTGGTCAATAACGGCGTGGCAGCACCAGGCACGATCAAGCTGGGCCGTCCCGGTGCCATCGTGACTATTGCCACGGCCAACGCGTTGACGGTTGGCAACAGCTACACGCCAAACCTCGCGTTTGAGCGCAACGCGGTTGTCGGCATCATGCGCCCGCCCGTTATGCCACCGAACCCGCTGATGCAAACCACCATGATCAGCGACAAGCAGGGATTGACGTATCTGCTGGTGCAGATCGCTGGCGACGGCATGGTGACATGGCGCTTGCACCTGTGCTACGGCTTCAAAGTCGTGCAGAGTGAACACGTTGCCATAGTGCTTGGCTAATCGCCAATGGACACGCTGATTGTCATGACCAAGGGTGGTGAATTCATCGAGGTTCACCCATCCTGCGTTGCTGACCATCAGCGTCTTGGGTGGGTGGTTGTTGATACGCCACCCGTCCAAAACAAGTCACCCGAAACACCAAAGCGTAAAAAAGCGCAAGCATAGGAACACATCATGGCTTACTATTTCCCCCAAGGCACCAAGGTCTTTTACAGCAACACCCTGGCCGCCGCCAAAACCCTTTCGGCCATCACCAACGCCACACCGGCAGTGGCCACATCAGTCGCCCACGGCTATGCCGACCTCGACCCCGTGCTGCTGGCCAGCGCCTGGGCTGATGCTGCCAGCACCGTGTTTGAAGTTGACCAACTCACCGCCGACACTTTCAGCCTGCTCGGCCTGAACGCCACCGACACCAACGTGTACCCAAGCGGCAGCGGCGCAGGCAGCACCACCCAAAAGATCAGCACATGGGTTGAGGTGCCGCAAATCTTGTCCATTTCAGCCACTGGCGGCGGCGTCAAATACGGCACCATCAGCCCAATCGGCAGCCGCCAAGACACCAAGCAGCCCATCGGCTTTGAAGCCGCAGGCCTGGACGTCAAGATCGGTTACGACCCCACCAACGCCATCATCCAAGCCATGCAACAACTCACCCGCGTGTTTGGCAAAGTGGCGCTCAAGCTGCTGATCCCCGGCGGTGGCCGCGTCTATGGCTACGGCAACATTGCCTGCGGCGAGTTCCCGGAAATCGGCAGCAAAGACAGCCCGATTCAGTTGTCAGTCGGCATCGGCTTCGATGGCCGGGCCATCAGCTACGGCGCTTAAACCCCGCCCGTGTTCGCCATTGCATGCGCCTTCTGGCTGCTGGCAATGGCGCGAGAGTTTCACGCCCCCAGGTCGCACCTGTCAGGGTCTTTTTGCAAGCACCTATCCAGAGAAAAACCATGTCCATCAAGATCGTCATCTCCAACACCGTCGCATTCAACGTCAAGGGCACCATCAACGATGCCGCTGGCATTGCCCAGCCGTTCAGCTTCAAACTGACCTGCATTCGCTTGGAGCAAGAGCAGATCACCAACAAACTCAAAAGCGAGTCTGATGCCAGCATCACCGACTTTTTGGTTGATGTGGTTGAGGATTGGTCAGGTGTGAAAGACGCTGACGACAAAAACGTACCTTACTCAGATGACGCTTTGCGCCAGCTTTGCAAGATCAGCGGCGTGGCTATGGTCGCATTCCAGACCTACATGGTAGAGGTCGGAGCAAAAGCAAAAAACTAGCAGCGCTGGCCTATGCCCTCGCATCCCAACCCAATGACGACCACAACGCACCACCGCCAGCCGCAGGCCCATGGGGTGCAGTGTTCGCCAATCTTGGGACGCCAGAGCTTGAGGCCAGCCAAGATATTGCCTACCTGTGGCCCTGCAACATTGACGCATGGCGCCACTGGAAAGCGGTGCAAACCCAGTGGCGCACGGGCATGGGTGGCGCTACCGGCCTTGACTATGCGGGCGTGCTGGCCTACCTGCGCGAGGCCGGCATGAAAAGCAAACAGCGCAAAGAAACATTCGAGGGCATCCGAGCCGCAGAAGCTTCCACATTGCAGGCATGGGGCGAAAAGGCCGCATCAGACCGCAATAACAAGGCGTAACCCATGGCAACCACTGAAGTTGGCATCCGCTTAACCCTGCAAGGCGGGCAAGTCGTCAGCTCCACCATTGACGGGGTATCGACACGCCTGGACAAAATGGGCACGTCCGCCAAGACGGCGGCCAGCGGTGCTGAGACGTTGCGCACCGCACTAGCAGGCATGGCCACAGTCGGCACGGTTGCGGCCTTTGTCAAAATGGCAGATGCGGTCACCACGCTGCAAACACAATTGCGCCTATCCAGCAACACCGCACAAGAGGCCACCAAAGCCTACGGCGCACTGTTCAACATCGCCCAGCAAGGTCGCGTGTCATTTACCGAGCTGGGCAACACCTACGCATCCATCGCCCGCGCGGGCCGTGAAATGGGTGTGTCGCAAGCCCGCCTGCTTGACGTTACCAAATCCATCAGCCAAGCCATGACCATCGGCGGTGGGTCTGCCGCATCCATGCAAGCCGCCCTGGTGCAGTTGGGACAAGGCCTGTCATCAGGCGTTCTGCGGGGCGAAGAGCTAAACAGCATCATGGAGCAAACCCCCAGGCTTGCCAAAGCCATTGCAGACGGCCTGGGTGTGCCCATTGGCAAGTTGCGCGAGCTTGGCGCTGCTGGTGAATTGACAGCACAGCAAGTGATCGGTGCGCTTGAAAAAGCAGGTCCGGCTCTGGCAAAAGAGATGGAATCGGCCACCGTTACTGTTGGGCAAGCCTTTACGGTTCTGACAAACGCCACAGTAAATTTTGTCGGCGAGGCTGACGCGGCCACCCGGGCATCATCTGGCATGGCCGACGGACTCGGGTTTCTGACGAGCGTGGTGGGAGACGCCACAACAATCATTAGGGCGCTCAACTCAGCCGAGATTGACAACGCATCCGCTACCGGGGCAATGATCATTGCTCAGCAAAGCCTGGCCGTCATCTTTGAAACCATTGCCGTCCTTGCCGTCGAAACCAAATACACGCTTATTGCAGTAGGGCGAGAAATCGGCGGGATCATCGCGCAATTCAGCGCCATGGGTGAAGCGGGCGGAGTATTTACCAAAGCGGGCCGAGACGCATGGACCACCATCGGGCAGGCAATGGCCGAAGACGCTGCCCGCGCCCGCAAAGACGTGGACGCCACCACCGCCCGCATCCTTGGCGCCCGCGATGCAGCAAAAGACCTTGAGAAATGGAACACCCGCAACGCCAGCGCAGGGTCTGACCCGCGCCTGATCAATGACATTGAGCCCATCAAAAAGAAAGAAGCCGCATTGCGGGCATTCTCGGAAGCGGGGCAGAAATACCTGTCAGACACTGAAAAACAGCAGTCGGCGCTCAATAAAGCTATCGAAATAGGGCAAGCCGCCCTCAAAGAAGGTGCCATCACTGCTGCGCAATACGCCAAACGCATCAATGATGTTCAGGCATCGTTCGCCAAAAAAGGTAGCCATGCAAAAACCATCAGCGAAGCCACCAAAGCCGCCGAACGCGGCCAAAAAGCCTACGCTGACCTGACGGCCGTCGAGTCCGGGTATGCCGCCAATTTCACTGAAACCGTGACCGACATGGTGGCCGCCCGCGATGCCGGAAAGATTTCGGTGCAGCAGTATGAAGACGCTATTCAGAGTCTTTTGAAGAAGCAGCCCGGCGTGATCAAAGCAGAAAAAGACCATGAAGACGCCCTCAAGAACGCGGCTACGACCTACGAAAACACCGCCAAATCAGCGCTCAAGTACTACGCAGATTTGTCCAACAACAACGACAAACTTGAAGCATCAAACAAAAATCTGGCAGAAGAAAACGCCCTGATCGGGCTTACCGAAGAAGCCAAGGCACGCCTCACGCTGGCCCGTATGGATTCGGCCATTGCCACCGAGCAAGAGTCGTTTTCCTTGCTTAACCTGCAAAACAGCAGCGAGATTGAAATCGACACCGCGCAACGCCGCATCGCACTCATGAAAGAGCAACGCGCGCTGTCAGGTCAAGGCGTCATCGCCAAAGAAGCTCAGACTGCAAAAGCGGCGTGGGCCAAAACCGCCGACAGCATCCGCGACAACCTAACCGACGCCTTCATCAGCGCCATCGACAACGGAAAATCGCTGTTTGTCAACCTTCGTGACAGCGTTGTCAACATGTTCAAAAACATGGTTTTGAGGCCCATTGTGCAGGGCGTGATGCAGCCCATAGC